CCCTGATCCACTTTGACTGTCCTGGGATAGTGTTTCCAATTGTCCTGATGATTGAGTCGTTGTGAAGATGTCCGAAAAATTGGTAGTAGTAGTATCCACCTTGACTTGAGCACTACCTAATGCCGTTGTTATGGTATCCGATAGGCTATCGCTACTTGTTGTTGATGCGATATTAACGAGAATTATGCTATTTGTGGCTACAGTAGATGAACCACTACCATTCTTCAATTCAATAGTGATGTCCTCCCCCAAACCCGCATTGATCTGCCCTGTACTCTTGAAATTGATTTCTACACCATCTAGCTCGGTCTTGACCGCATTCCAACTACTGAACATTTCATACCAAGTGGCTTCTAATGACTGACTACCATTGATTGAGGTGTCTATGGTGAATGCAGCACCGACACCAGGAGTAGCCGAATCATCATCAGTAAATATCCCCTGGAGTGTTATACCAATCTGAGTTTGATTCAAATCAAGAGCGACACGAGTATTGACAATTGGTAATGGATATGCCGTAATCACTCTAGTTAAGTCAAATGTGATAGATTCTGCATCTAACTCCATGATGCTACTATCTCGCTTAACGAGTTGGATCCGTGGCATCAGATACCCCTCCCGAATCCACCTGATCTGGAGCGAGATCTAAACACTCGTTGAACTTCCCTGCCAACTGCCCTGGCTATCTGATCGGGGTCGCCCTTTGCTCCATTGACGGTGATATTGACATTAGCACCGCCCCCAACGCCACCGCCCCCCTGGATAGCCACAGGTATGCTCCTTCCGTCCGGCAAAGGCACAACCGCTTCTGTTCCGTGTAGAACTGCCGGATACCCGCTTTGTGGCCCTGTTGCAATCCCTCCTCCGGATCCAGTAAAAACATTCATGACGCTACCGCCGACATCAGACAGGAAACCCCCTACTCCATCCACTATATCCCCAAAGTCGGGAATTTGGTCAAAGATGCCTGTGACGAAATCAAGAAAGTCCTGGAAAAGCCCCTCTATCCATGAAAGTCCATCGGAAATCGCTTGTTTAGGGCCTTCCAATAGATTGCTAACCTTCTCTTTGACCCAATCTATCTTTCGTCCGACCACTTCTCTAAATGCTTCAAAGGGATTGTCTGCCGTAAATATGTACAACAGGTCTTTCAACATGGTTTTGATGAAATTTATCCATGCATTCATGATTTTCATGATGAAGCCGATGGCAAATTTGGCAATGCCCAAAAGAAACATGAATGCCCCTCCTGCTCCCGCTTTACCTAATGCTCCAATTACTGCACCTGCAACCCATCCGATTAGTTCAATGAATTTACCAAGTATTGCTCCTGCTACTGCCATTACTAATCCAATTACCTCAATAAATGAGACAATGTAATCAACAATCCCACTACTAACAAGGAAACTAGCAAATGACGAAAATGCATCAGAAAGGAATGATGCCGTTCCTCCGCCTGTAATTCCTAGATGATCAAGAGCAGCCATAAAACCATCAAAGATTGCGGAAATACCCACCCAAACACCTTCGAATACAGAAAGCAAAGCATGGAATACGCCCAAATCCCACATAGCGGTGACAACACTAAGCCATGTGGTAATCCACCAATCAAGCAGACTTACGATCAGGGTGGCTACTGTCACGAAATAAGCTCCAAATTCAGCCAAGACCCCTTTAGCCATTTCAATGGCTGGCCCGAAGTCAAATGCCATGATCTGCTCGATGACTCCCATGAGAGTATCTTTGAGACCGCCCAAAGCGGCCATCAATTCGGAAGTACCACCCCCTGCACTACCCATTGATGATGTGAAATAGGCAAAAATGGAAATTACTGTGAAAAGGATCCCGATTAGACCCAGGAATGACATCTTGATCCCATCTGCCGTTTTCTCAAATATCCCGAAAGGAACTAAAACGGCCTTCATTGGTGCTATCAGAGCAGAAACGCCTGTTTTGAACTTCAACCATAGATTGAGGAATGGGCCAAATGCTTTCTGCATTGAAACAATTTTGACATATGTTTTACCCAGGCCCTTTCCAAAGTCCTTATCGACAGCCACACCTGCGGCGGCTACCTGCTTTGTCCATTCTGCTAAGTTTGTATCAGCCATCCTCTTGCCTCAATTTTTCGTTCATTAGGTCGAAACTATCTTGGAGGGTGGCACTATCACTTGTTGTCCGTAGTGGCCTCCCTTTATTGCGATTTCCTCCGGCGTTATAACGTCCGGCTTGAGTTTGTGCTCTTTTTGACTCTTCTGACTGTTTTTCCTGGTATGCTCTTACGAAGTTATACAGGAAATGTACTCGCTCAACAGGTTGATCGTCCCACGAATGGGGCGGACAATGAAAATGCGATCCTAAAACGAAGGTAATTGCCTGATGTGACAGGGCTATGCTTTGTTTCGGAGTAAAATTGCCTACCCTACCATCTGAATTAAGGAATAATCGCAGTTGGGGGTAGGTTATTCCAAAGGGGCGGATTCACCGCCAGCAAATGATTCCATAAGCTCTTCCAGGGATGGGAGGACTCCCATAATAGCCTGGCCGACTTCTGGCTTGAGTTTGAGAATATCACTCTTTGTGATCGAAGGCTCGGTTTTCTCTATGCAGTTTGTTAGAACATAAGCATAGTATCCTCCAAAGTCAATTTTGGGTTCTACTTCGCCATCATTTATTTGAAAATCAACAAATTGCGAAATAGCCTCTTGTTGCTGAATCCAGGTCATTGGCTTCACATAGATGACTAAACTGCCAATTGGGGTTTCAACCTCATGCCTTGATGAGGTGGATCCGGTCAGAAAATCATTCGCCTTCAAGGCCATCCGTTTCATCTCCCTCTTCTGTCACAGGAGGCTCATCTTCTGTGGCACTTGCCTCCTCTGTATCTTCATCGC